CTCGACTGGATTTTTCGACATGGCTAGTACCCGTAACCTTGCTGGGCCTGGCGGAGAGCCCTCTCGTACTTCCACTGCTGGTACTTGTTCTTCAGGGCCTGCCCCGTCTGAGTCTGAAGGGCCTTGTGGATGCCGTAAGCGCCCGCCGCAGCCGGAAAAAGGCCAACCGCTGTCCCCGCAATCGGGTGACCTGCTTCCGCCAGTTCCTTACCGGCCTTGCGAGCTGTCTGGTGCAAGGCTCTGAGAACTCCTACCTTCTCCGCGATCTTCTCCCGGCTCAGGAGTGCCATCGCTAGGGCAAGCTTCGGTGTCATGCCATCGCCTCCAGCCTGCGATTCACATCGTGGAGCTGGTCATTGACGATCTCGATCGCCTTCTCCAGTTTGGCGTGCTCGTGGGAGATTTTCGTGAGGGCGATGAAGCGATCGACGACTGGATGGTTGGTGTTGGGAATCCTCTGGCCAGCCAGCTTGGCGATCGGGGTGAAGGACAAGCTGGCTTCCTTCGTCATCCCACTCGCCTTCAGATGCCCGGAGACCATCAGCATGGCCTCCTTCCACATCTGGGTCGGGGCGTAGCCATGCCAGGCCTTTCCGATGTCCTCCAGAGCCGTCCCGGCCAGAACTTCCCGGCGAACGGACTCGCAGAGGTCGTGGCGGACGTCGTGGAGGAGCACGCCGGAGGAAGCGTACTTGCTCCTCAGGTCGTCCCGGACACCTTCCAGACGTACGCGAAGGTCTGCGATCTCCTCCCCCGGGTTCGCCCGGATGGCGTGATCGAGCTGGGCGGTCTTTTCCATCTCCGACTTGATGCCGAATGCCTCGGCCAGGATCGAATCGGAGGCCATCGCGGTCTTGTAGTGACCGATGGGCGGCTGGTATCCGGCGGTCTTGACCTGCCTGGGCGGGGGGGAGGAACCATCGTTGAGATCTTGGAGGACGGCGGCTGGGTTGGCTGGCCCACCATCGAAGGTCACGTTCCTGACCTCACCGCCCTTCTCGAACTCCATGAGGTAAGCAGCGGTGTTGGCGAACTCGCACACGCGCTTCACCTGCTCGGGAGCCAGCCGGGCTTCCTTCACGATCTCCACCACCGCCTCGTTCAACGGCGTACGCTGTTCTGCGTAGAGAGCCGCTGCCCTCTTCCCCATCACCTCGAGCTGTTCTGGATCGACGTTCTTAGCGGCCTGCTGCTGGGCAAGACCGAGAGGAATGGCACCGGCCTGATCGCTCATCGTGTCACCTTTGGTCAATCATAGGTTCGTGATTCCCGTTCTGTCAATCACGGCGGGCTTGTACACCGTGTGCGCGGTCTCTAGTATAGGTAGCATGCACCCCAGGGAGATGGGAAGTCCAATGGAAGATGAGTTCAGGATCAGGAAACTGGAAGCACGACTAGCGAATGCGGAGAAGCAGATTCAGTTCCTCCTCCACATCAACGGTCTTGACCTCTCCGCCATGCGAGATGCGCCGGATGAGGAGCTTCTGAAGTACTACCGGGACGCTGTGACCCTCCTAGGACTACGAAAGGAGCAACTCGCGCCGGACGTGATATCGGTCTGGGGCGAGCTCTTCCTCCAGCTCTCCGAATACGAGATGGTGCGCCTCCAGGAGCTGGTTGGGTGTGATCATACCTGGGAGCCGTTCTATCTCCTAGTCGTCCGGATGATGACCTCCGTCCGCCAGCGGAAGAACTTCGCCAAGACTCCCGTCCTCAAGAACCTCTATGCGCTCCTTGATCGTGGCCGGAAGAACATCCGCGACTCCGCGATGATCATGATCCAAAATCACCCCCAGAATGTCCCCCAGGCTGCAAAAGCCCTCCTAAATGATCGTTCCATTGCTGTTTAGCCCTCCAGACTGAAAATCCAGGGGGTTTCCTGGCATAAGACCTTTGAAGACGAGAATGCCAACTTGTCCTCGTAAACCCTTGCAAGGAGATCGAAAATGGCAGACCCGAAGGTCAAGGCCGAAGCCCTGGCCGGTGAGCTCACCAACACCGGCGAGCCCTCCGCTCCCCTCCTCACCCCCGGCCGGACCGGCTTCATCGCCGGGCTCGGCACCGCCGGGCTCGGCTACCTGGTCTACAGAGGAATCAGGTGGCTGGCGACGCCCCGCGTTGTCGCCGAGGCGTTCTCCCGGGCGATCGGCATCCGCTAGTCCCTCCCTCCCGAAGCGCCCCGCCAGGCGCTTCTCTTTACCCCTGATACACGGGCACCCCAGACTCTCTCATCGGACGGATGATGTCGGGGCGTGGCTGTTGGATCATTGACGCCAGAAGACAGTACAGAATCGAGTGGAAGGCGTCGTCCGTCTTCCCATGAGCGTGCTTGAACTCCTCCATCCTCAGCCGGTTGTTGTACTCGCTGAAGATGTTGAGGATGTCCTGACCGTAGGGATCAAAGAACTCCTCCCAGTTCGGCAGGTCCACCAGCTTCTTCTTGAACGCCGTGAAGAGGTCGCTCATCACCTCTGATCGATGGCACATGTAGCGAAGGAGGTTCTGCTCCCAGTAGATCTTCTTCCTCTGCCGCGGGTTGTACTGGTACTTGATGACCTTGTTGGGTCCGAACCGCTGGATGAGGATCTTGTTGTTGTGGAAGCCCCCACCGTAGTCCACGCCCACGAGCTGAACGTGAAGCTGAGTGATCATCTGGGAGATGAGGTCGAGCTGTCTGTCCGGCTCAAGATCTGGCCCGGTGAAACGGTGCACCCAGAAGATGGTGAAGTTCCCGCCACCAAGATAGCCGCCGAAGCTGATCACGGTGTAGGTGTTCTCGCCCGTGTTGCCCTGATAGGCGATCGATCCATTCCGTTCCGTCACGATGTAGCCGGAAGGGACCTTGCAACAGTAGACCTTGCCATTGTAAGGAACACGCTCTACTCGATCTTTGAGAGCATTGAACTGGAAGTCCCGACCGCTGGACCAGAGAGCCCTCCATCGGGTCTTCCGGTTTCCAATAGCTTCCTTGTGGAGGCGAACCACGCAGCGTAGTCCCAGTCGGATGCAGAGTTCCTGGAAGTCCTCGCAAAGACCCCTTGAAGTGGAATAATAAGCGCCGTTATTGCAGTCCTCTCTCGGATCAATGTACCCATCACCCAATGTCATGGCATCAAAGAGAATCTGAAGTTGTCGTTTGGAGAGTCCCAGCACCCAACGTGGCAGGCGTTTAGTATCGCCCGTCCTTCCCACATTGAAATAGAACCAGTGCCAGAATTGCTTCCCTTTGATCGTCCAATTCAGATCACCCGTCTCTTCGTTTGGGAACTCGGTGAAGGGGATTCCTAATCTTTCCATGCATTCCTTAATCCGAAGCGACTTGATTGGGGCAGCATCCTCGCGCTGAGACATCTTCAGGGAATAGGGAAACATGACAGTCGGGTCGGCTTTGCTGGGACGGAGGCAGACCCCACCTTCGGACACCACGTATCCAAGGAACTCCAGCCAATCATCCATCCTGAAGGTGCGATGATCACACCCCACATATCCGGGGCTCTTCGGTAAAGCTGGCAACTGGAATAGTTCTTCCTCCCGGCCATGCCAGTCCACGTGACCAACGAACTTGACTACACTTCTTTCGGCAGTTTCTTCCGCCGTCTCCGTTGTCCATCGCGTGGCGTTTGGGCCAAGTACACGCATACGGTGGACATGATTCAGCATCATGTCCAAGCCCCGTGCTTTGAAATGCAGGAGTGGTTGATCCCAGTCCCGAACGGTTCTTTCTAGGGGCCGAACTAGCATCATCTCCCGGGTCTCAGGATCCCATTGGGCCACCAGATCATCGTCGGTGAGGTCACGGAAGTAGACGAAGCCACGCTGGGTGAGGATGCGGGTTTCCTCATCATGGCAACCCCAGTCAATCCCAGCGTACACGCGACGGCCTTGGGCGAGCTCCTTGAACTGCTCGATGTCACCCATCCGGATGTGAGACATGCAGCAAGACTGAAGTTGAGCCCTGGTGATCGGGCGGACACCAGAGTCATAGGACATCCCCAGCTTCTCGTTCATGAACTGGGCACGAGGATAATGCTCCTGCGCCTCCAGAACCTCCTGCCAATCAACCCAGGGGACCATGAGTTGAGGGATTCGATAACCCTCGAAGGCCACCTTGTTCTCATTCGAGGGCGTTCGGGGGTTCATGCTAGCCCACTTGGCCTGTGGATGGGCAGCACTGATCAGCTCTCCGCACTTGTCACAGACCAATCCTTGCTTGCCGATGTTCTTCTCCCCCAGCACATTCCAGTGCCACGAGCTGGGGTTGTTCGGCGTCCCGTGCCGCTCGCAGGGGACCACCCACTCATTCTGGGTGGAGAACTCCTGCCAGTAGTGTTCGATCGTGTTGTCCTCCGACTTCGGCGTGCCGGAGTAGAGGAACAACTTGTAGCTGGAGTGGAAGGCGCACTGCTCGATGATCGGGATGTTGTCCACCAGGATGTCCTGGAGCTCATCGATGCAGACCAGGTCGGCTGGGATGCCTCGGACTCGGTCGGCGGTGAGGTAAGCGTACCGCAGACGGATTTGGGAGAAGTTGATGAACTTCTTAAAGAACACGGCCTGGCTGATCTTCGTGGTGGTGTACGCCTTGAGGAGTGGAGAAGACTCCACCACGTCCTTGATGCGGTCCACCGAGAAGACCTTAGCCTGCTCCGCGGAAGGGGCGACGTAGAGAGAACGGAAGTTGTTGGTCAGCGCGGAGTAACAGAGCAGCCTGTTCCCCAACGTCGTGCTCTTCTCCACCTGCCGTCCGCACTTCAGAAGCACCTTGTCCGAGGCGGTATCGTAGATCCTACGGAGATACTCTCTGCCTTCGAAGGAGAACTGACTGACTCGGCCAGCTTCTGGGACCTGGATAGCTGTCTCAGCAAACTGGGAAGGGGAGACGTCGTAGATCAACAGCTCAGGGTTGAGGGCCAGCAGGTCTTCAGGAGTTGGATCTGGCGGCTCCTCATCGAACCCGAAGTCGGTGGGCTCCCCGTCCTCATTGTAGTCGAACCAGGGCTCCTTCACCCCACGATCGATGGACCAAACAAGGGGGATGGTCCGAGCTGACTGAAGGATCTCCGCCTCTGACAGGTTGATGACACTCATGAAATCGCCTCGAGTCTGAAGACGACGGGGTCCACGGGTATAAGAACCTTGACCGCCGACACCAAGCCTTGAGTCGGATGGTCAACTGCCGGCAACAGCATCACCGTGCCCGGTCTCTCAACCCCAAAACTCAAGTGTGGGACCTCGGGCCGTAATGTAGATGCCGGCAACACCCGAGGGATCCACACTTGAGCGAGGGAAGTCGTGATGCCGGCGAAAGCCGGCCTCACTTAGCTTCCAAGCAGTCTCGAGACCTCGAAGAAGGGGGCCTCGAACTGCTGCTTGGACCAACGCACGGGCGTGTTGGGCTCAGACATCACGACCGACCAGCTATCGACCTCCCGATAGAAGTCGAGCTTGAACGGCTGGAAGCGGAAGTGCTCCTTGAAGACCCCCTCCACCGTCTCCTTGAACCCCAGCCACCAGGGATGGCGCTCGAGCTCCTGGTTGGCGTGCTCCGCAATCTTCTGCTGGGCAGCCGGGAGATTTTCCTTGGAGCACGTCTTCTTGACGTCATCCATCGCAGCCTGGGCGACGTCGTAGATCTCCTTCCGGTCCTTCTTGTAGAAGTGGTAGATCAGGAGCCCGTCCTTGATGACCCACGCGCCCTTGAGATGCCCCGCATCCACCCACGTCAGGTCTGGCACGCCATCCGACACGGCGTTGGCCAAGTTCCCCTCGAGCTTCGGCAGCCCACGGAGTTTCCACTCCTCGTCATCCATCCAGAAAGGTTTGGTCGGTTCTTGTGTCTCAGCCATGGTTCTCTTCCTCCTCGAACTGAGCATCGGCCAGTACTTCACTCCGTCCCGTCCCCACTCCAGACTGACTGTAATTCGGCCCGGCCACCTCCTCGATGGATGGGAGCGGGGCTGTGTCTTTCCGGAGACGGAACTTCTCGAACGCAGTGAGGACATCCTTCAAAGCCACATCGCTCTGCCGCATCTGATTCTCGGCATCGCTGATGACGTCCATGTAGTTCTTCATCATCTTCGAATGCGCCAAGGTAGCTGGCTGTCGTTCGATCTCCAGCACTTTCAGGAAGGCGATGTCTCTCATCCTCCGGGAGACTACTCCTGTGTTCAGGCTCGTTGGTGGGCCGGACATTCCCAGCACCCACGGCACCAGTGCCTGGGCCATATCAGGGCTGACCCGAAGAACAGCCACGCTGTTCATCGCATGCGGCCGCTCTTCCAGGAACTCGACCCACTCGTGCATGGGCAGCAGCTTCTTGTTCCAGAAGTAGTGCCCGAATGCCTGCACTCCCTCGATCGTGAGACTGATCTCATGATGCCGGTTGAGGCGAGTGACTACCTCCTCGATCCGTAGCGGTGAGAGGAGCAACTGTTCCACATCCGCACGGAGCTGGGGGTTGGCTAAGATCTCGTACGCTTCCTTCACATGAGGGCTGGGGAACCAGAGGTCGAGGATGCCCCACTTGCGAAGGAAGTCCCTGGACGGACCCGCCTTCTTTGTTGGCTCCCAGGGATTGGGGAACTCCCCCATCTCCATCTGAACCCGCTTGATGTACCCAGCCCCCAGTCCCTCCAGTCCGAAGTCCTCCAGCATCCGCAGGATAGTGTTGGGATCATACTCCCGTTGGCTCAGGAGGAACCTCACAAACACTTCGGAGGGAGAGCGAGAGATCATCTTACGCCTCAGGCGTCGTTCCCAGGGTCTTCAGTCCTGCCACGACCTTATCCAGGTGTACGAGAGCCCGCTGCACAGCACCCTGGTCCACCGCGTTCAGCCCCAGCCGGGAGGCCAGCAGAAGCTCCGACAGCTTCCGAATGGTCCCTTCGATCTCCGGGACGTAGCTTGCGATGATCGAGATGTTTTCCGGGTTGATGAAGCCCATCGACAAGATCTTGTCCACGGCGATGGGGTCTTCGAGTGGCGCAGCTTCCTTCACGAGGTCTGCCCGCAGGTCCGGCATGCGCTGAAGCATCTCGGCCGCGTGCTTCCGTGCTTGAGCGAACTTCGTACGGAAGGTTTGGATCGGACGGGCCTGGAACCAGATCTCGTACTGTCCCTTCTTCCGCATCTCCGCGAACGCCGTCTTGGTCAGATCGGGATCTTGCCCCAGGATGGAGGCCAGGAAGATGGCGTCGTCCTGGTCCAGGAATTGGGTGGGCATCACGCCAGCGAGCTTGTCGATCTCCTGCCCCTCGAAGGCGTAGAGAGTGCCATCCGTGAAGACCCGGACGGCTGTCTTCAGCATCCGTGCTTCAGCGGTCTTGATGTAGTCGTCCGGGCTGGAGGCCAGATCGACGTTGTTCTCCAGGGGCATGAAGCCGCAGTCCTCTGGGATGCCGTAGCGCCCCGGTCCGATCACGGAGACTTCCTTCAGGCCGGGGGTCTTGACGATTTCGCAGGGCTCCCCCATCACCGTCTCGGCGATGAAGGCGGCTCCTTCCGGCGTCTCCTGCTCACCCTTGATGTGCACTGGGACGAGACCCACGGCCCCCGAATCGGAGGCGTAGTAGAAGCAGCCGGTTCCCTGAGGAGGAGCATCCAGTAGGTCGGTCTGCTTCGCCACCGGCACGCCCGCGATGTTCTCCTGCATCGCGGACTCACTGCCGTTGCTGAAGACCGCTAGAGGAAGAACCTCTCCGGTGAACGCCATGATCTTGGGGAAGGCCCACCCCACCAGCTCCCTGTTGTCGCCCACCGTCTTGACCTTGTAGAGACCGAAGGTGTCGATGACCTTGATCTCCAGGTCGATGAGCGTCTCCTTCATGGCCGGCTGGGCATTGATGGTGGTCGTACCATCCGACTCGACCTTGCTCACGAGATCTCCACCCAGAGCCCCTACTGCCGCGGGCCGGGACACCACGTCCGCGTTCGGGATGAGGGCCTCGGGGTTGGCGGTCTTGACGAGGAAACCCCCATCGACCTTCTGGACCTGGAGAACCGTTGGCGTGATGCAGGAAGCCACCTTCCGAAGGTAGTCGTCCCCGGTCTCCTTCGTCTCTGTCACCTCCGACAGCTTGGCCATGAAGGGAAGCATGGAGTCGTTGGAGAAGACGGCGGCGCGAAGAGAGGGATCGTCATTGAGTCGGTTGGTGAGCGCATCTACGTGCGCCTTCTTGATCGTGGGCAGAATGGCATCCATCAGGAACTCCGGCTTGGCGGAGGATGCCTTCTCGACACTGCCCAATGACGAACTTCCCACGTCCGCGATCAGCGGCCCCCTCGCCCCGCCGTACTGGCGGGTCGGTGGGTAGAGCTGCTCGACCATGGAGAGGTCGCCGGGGCGTTTCCGCACGGCATCGAAGAGGGAAGGGCGAAAGAGGGCGGTGCGAAGCCGCTCCTCCGTCATGGGCTCGACCTCTCCGTTGCTCAGGAGGAGGTCGAGTGGCGCCAACCGACCATCCTTGATGACGACTGGGAGCACGACCTTTTGTCTCCCCAGCAACTCCGCCGGAGTCGAGTCATCTCGTGGATTGATGGCCAGCTTGTTCAGGAGCTCCACCCGACCCATGGCGTAACGCCGATCGGGATCGACGGTGTCCAAGACCACCTTGGGGGAGTAGTCGCTGGAGTAGGGTACCTGCTTGTAGAGCTGGTCCAAGATCTGTTGAGGCCATTCACTGGGGTCCTCCCCCATTAGAGCTTCCTGCCCCAGCTTCTCGAACGTCAGCTTCTTATCAAGGAAGAGGTCCATTCTCATCTCCTACTGATTCACCGTCACGGTCTTGCTGCACAAGACTAACTTCATTTGGCTTGGGTTAGCCCCACTTGGTGTTGCCGTGTTCACAGTATCAGGCCCCTTCGTGACTCCTGCAACCGAGTGGCAATGCCCAGCCAACCATTGGACCAATTTTAGCCCAAGGGGTACGGGCTCAACAGCAGCTTCGCTTCCAAGCAGAAGCTTGGGAGCGGTGATGACCTTGGACGTTAGCCAGGTCTCCTTGCTGACTGTCCCCTTGATCGTGTGGGTGCCCGTGATAGTCGTGTCGGACTTGCCCAGGATCGTAGTGGTGTCGCTGCCAGTGATCTTGGTAGTCCGGCTCCCCTTGATTGTCAAACTATCACTCCCGCCAATCTCCTCCGTCCTGTCCCCCGACTGCTTCATGGATGTGTAGCCCGCTTTATCGATAAGCAGGGTGTACTCCGAAGAACCTGAGACTTCTCCAGTCGAGGGATCAATGCTTTCGGGGGCTACCGTGACCTCGATGAAAGCTGTGTCGTTCACGCTCTCAGACAAGCAACCTACGCTGACCTTGATCGAAGCCTTCTTATCTTGGGCGTTCTCGCGGGCCAGGAGAGTGAACTCAGTTGGCGCATCCCCAGTGGGGTCATCCTCATCTCGACCCACGGTCCAGCTCAGCATCCCCGCAGCCGTGTTGAGCTCGTAATTCTCGCTGAAGTCGCGGATGTAGTTGAGGACCGGGATGTAGGCTCGCTGGCAGATGTTGGTCGCTCCGATCTGGAGCACACCACCTCTGCGAAGCACCACGAAGTTCTCGTCCCTCCCCTGCCAGAGCATGTCGCCCGGGTTGAGGAGAGGCCGTCCACCGCGGAAGCTGGCATCGGGGGCGTTCTTGCTGGTCGAAGAGCCCCCGGACTTGGTGTCCGCTGCTGCGGAGAGATCTTCTTCACTCTCAACGCCGGCGTCCTTGGTCTTCTCCTCCAGGTACTTGTCAACGCTCGCCCCCTCCAGCTCTGGCCCGCCTAGAAACCCCATGATGAACGCCGGATCGCCATCTGAAGGCCAGCACACTGCACAGATCGCCCCCACTTCTGGTACGCAGGAGAAGCCTTCCCCGTTGTTGAAGTGGAAGTAGGGAGTCATGATCTGAAGGTCGGTGATGTGCTTGCCGGAGAACTGGGAAACCCAATCGGCAGTGAAGTTCTTGGTGTTGACGTTCGCGATCACGCCCGTCTCAATGATGGCTGCGCTCGTGCCGCGCTGAGTGGGTGAGTTGGAGAATGACTTAGCCGGAGGCATCAGTAGTATCCGTATCCCTGCATCTGAGGCTGCGCCGGCGCTGTTTGCTGCGGCTGATGGTGGAGCAATTTCGACCCAGCATACAAGCCGGCTGCTCCAAGACCTGCCACGCCAGCCATCTGACCGTAGCGTGACTTCGCCAGAGCTCCAAGACCCCCCAGAACTCCGCCTTGCCTCGCGCCCATCATGTGCACTTGATTCGGGCCCCACATGAGAGCCCGCTCACCCGCCCCCTGCGTCCCTGACCGGTAGATCTGCCCGACGTGTCCGAGAATCCCCTGCGGCTTCCCCTCCACCAGTCTAGCCGCACCGCGAGACATCGCACTGGGTCCTCCTCGTAGGACCTGACCCCAACCCTTCATACCGCCCCCAAGGAAGCTCATGAGGCCTGCCTCCTTAGAGATCTGTTCGAGTTCATCCAAAAAGGCATTCTCTATGATCGCGTGCTTGTCCATCAGTATTCCCAGGGCTTCTGACCCCGGCCGAAGTCGGCGCCATGCACGACCGGGGGAATGGGATGCTTGCCGTGCAGCTTCGACGTCCAGCCTTCCTGAGCCGCCTCGATCACTGTCTTGCTCAGATTCTGGTGGTTCAGCCTGGCGATCCAGTCTTCTTGCATGTCCAACGGCAGGACGTTTACACCCTTCAACACCGGCTGATGTACGATCGGCTTCTTCCCCTTGGGTAGCTGCCGATTGATGTTGGAGACCTGCGAAGTCGGAGCGAAGTCCCCGCGCAGGTAGCCGGTGTGATCGCCGACATCCTCAATCCGCGTGAGGTTCGTCAACGCCTTCACCACCACCTCGGTGTTCCTCCGGCGGATGCCGTGGGGCCCGTAGATTCCGTGAAGAGCATCTGAGAGGTAGCCCTGCACGGGCTCTACCCCGGTAAGCGGCAGCATCTCGTGAGGATTCACTGGGCCGCCAGAGAGGGGCATGCCCTTCTTCACTTCCATACCTGTCTGAAGAGACTTGCCCCCGAACTGGGGAACGCCGCGGTTCTGGGGAACGTAGTGGCGCTTCCCGCCGACGTAGACGTTGTGTCCTCCAGCCGGATCTCTCTCGATCTTCTCGACCTTGCCGGATGCTGTGCTGAGAGTAGCCGAACCGGGGAGAGTCTTGGGGAAGAGGAGTAGGTGCTTCACCCGCTCGAACTCATCCACCAAGCCTTCCTTCGAGGATGCTGTGCCTCCCGTGTGGAACGCTTTCATCGCAAGCTGAGTGGCTCGTTCTCCCAGAGCTTGACCAGCCATCACGCCAACGTTGGTTCCTGGTTCCGGTAGGCGTCCTTCCTCATTCAACCCGAAGCACTTCTGACAGACACCCGGTCCATGATTACAGCGGAGCGGTGATCGAACTGGGACGAGTCCGATCTTGTTGTTCCGGAGGGTGCTGCGAACCTCTGGGGTGATGAGCGTGCCTGCCTTGAAGACCTTCTTCCCAGCCTTGATGTCTGAGGCCAGATGCCGATCCAGGATGTCCTTCTCATCGACCGAGAGAGCGATCCCCCTGGTAGTCCCGCAGTCGTTGTCGATGACGACGTTGTTCATCACAGAGTTCATGACCTGCTTCGAAATGTAACCTGGCTCCTGGACCTGCTGAACCTTCTGGATGACTCCCTTTCGGGCACCCGACATCGAAGTCCAGTAGTCTGAGATGTCCAGGCCCTCAGCATACGACTTCCTGACCGGGGTGGGAATGATCTCACCTTTGGCGTTGGCGATGAGCATGGGAGATGCCTTGATCTGACGGACAGTCTCCGGCGACGCCTTCACACCAGCCTGCTTCATGACCAGAATGTTGCTGCTGTCCTCGGGTAATAGATCCATTCTCCGCTGGAGTTCCTGGGTGGCTCGGTCGTAGATCTGTACGGTCTTCGCCTGCCGCTCCTTATCTGTCTTGGCGGAGATCTGTGCGACCGCAGCGTCCGCCTTGGCCATGACCTGATCCCGCATCTTTCTCTCTGGTCTGATGTCCTCCATCCCAAGTGTGAAGCCCTTCGCGGTGGACCAGTGGTTGCCCAAGTTCTTCAGCTTGTTCACCACGGTTCCGTAGTCGTTTCGATGATCTTGAGCCACCTGGGTGAGGAGACGATCTTGACCCTTCTTGTCCAGCAGATCTTTGCTCCGAAGGAAGTCTCCTCTCATGGCTTCGGGAAGGGCCCCCGCAATCAGGAAGCGGCCGGCGTTCGCCGTGATAGTGCCGACCTTCACCTGATGGTTTGAATCAACCTCCCCTGTTCTCAGGGCACTCTCCAACTCCACCACAGTCTTGAAAGTCTTGCTGATCTTCTGCCCCGGCTTGGTGAGTCCGTAGAGGCCGAGCTGAGATTCCAACGTAGGCTTGTACATCAAGCTGCCGGTCGAGGGATTGAAGAGATTCCTAGACGGGTACATGCCCTTCGCTTCCTCAACCGCATCCGTCATCACCGGCACGAAGGCGGACATGGCATCGCCATCGAAGTCCGCGTTGTAGCCGGAAGTCACGAGAGGATGAATCTGGATCGCCTTCCCGGACACGATCTTAGGCTTGAATGCCTGAATGCCGTACTTGTGCAGGACGGGATCTCTCTTCAGCAACACTGGCCTGGATTCCACCACCCGTTCCAGAGCTTTCTGCACCAGTGGGCCCCCTTCCTTCACCTGCTTCTGTGCAGCCAGCGGGGAGATGCCGGTGAGACCCCGCAATTCTCGAATCACGAATGGCTTGTAGAGCTCCAGCGCGGCCGCGCGAGGGATCCCCAGCTCATCCAATCCTAGTGAGGGTTCCGGTACGATCGTGGACCGCATGGAGAGGTCTTGCTTCCGCTGAGTGAGTTTCTTCTGGAAGAAACCTTCCTTCGGACTGCCGATCTTCTCCCCCGTCCCCTTACCGCCCTCCTTCTCCGGGCGCTTGCCCTGGAGGATGTCCAGCACACCACGGAAGTCCCTGTTGGCGTAGCCCCCAATGCCCGTGAGGGACTTCAGATGGTCGTAAACCTCGGCTCTGAGCTCGTGCTTCTCGCTCGGCGGCATCAATGGGGAGAGCTGCTCGAGCTTGTTAGCGGAGATCCCGATGAACTTGTACATCTGGTTGAGGTCATCGAAGTTGAGATCTCCATCCGGCCGCTGTGAAACAGGCCGCATGATCGGTGGGATCACCGGCACGTTCCGCATCAGGTAGGCGTCCTTGGGATGCAAGCCAGCCTCGGTCAGCGCGGTCAGGTAACGAACCTTCTTGTTCGCGCTGTCCAGCCGGTTGCCCTTCAAGTTCGGGTTCGCCAGCTTCTTCTTGGCGTCCTCGAGTTCCGCCTTGGGGTCAATCTTCTTCAGGAGATGCTCGAAGGCTACCCCTCCCGTGAGATGATCGTCTGTGTTGTTGCTCAGCTTCCCCGTCTTGGGATCAATAGCTGCCCGACCGGCGATGATGTCGTCGTACTGTTTCCCGTTCAGCCCAGTGAGGGACTGCACTGCTCTCTCGAACAGAGGATTGGGGTACAGTTCGGGCAGGCGGATGTGAGACCACTTCGTCCCGCCGTTTCCACCCGTGATCTTCGGATCGAACAGGCCGTCCTTCTCCTCCTTCAGGTCTTTCGCGCGAACCCAGCGACCAGGATCTTTGATCTGGCCATTGCTCATCTCCTCTACCTGCTTGTCGGTGAAGGGGATGAGCTGAAGGTTGTTGCCATTCTTCTTGACGTTCACACCCAGCGTATTCAGGTACGCCATGAACTTGTTGTAGGCGAACGTCGGGCGTGGGGCTGGGAGGGGCTCGCCGGCCTGGAGGGCGGACCAGAAGGCATCACCCTGGGCAGCATCACTTTTGACCGTCTGCATCTCCCGCAGGTTCGCTTTAGCCCCGTGAGCCAGCATTGAGTAGAGGCCAAGCTGGCCCAGAGCTTGCGCGCCATGCGGACCGCCCCCACGGGGGACCAGGTTCGCGTCGTAGGCGTATCCTGGTCCACCGGCACGAGCAATCATTTTCTTCTCGACCTGGTGCTTGAGCTTGATGATGTGCTGGGGGCCGACTGTCACATCCCCGTAGCTCTTCCCAGTCGTGGGATCAACAACCTCTTCCTTGTCACTCAGCCCATGGGCCTTGAGATCTGCTGTGACCTTTTCATGTAGGTCGGCATTGGGGGAGAAGTTCTTGATGACGTAAGGCTTGCCCGTCTTTTCTGCGATCTTACCTGCAGCCGTCTCCAAGATCTGTCCCAGGTTCGTTCGACCAACTACGCCAGTGGGGTTCAGCAAGATCTCGAGTGGCTTCCCGTCCTTCGTGTGAGGCATCTCGTGATCTGGGATGACTTTCGTAACAATGCCCTTGTTCCCATGCCTCCCGGCCAGCTTGTCCCCCAGCTCCATAGGCTCCAGAGTCCGAACGTGAACCACCGCCTGCCGACCACGCTTGATGACTTCGGTCACCACCCCAGGCCGATCTGCCTCCCATTTTACACTGTCATCTTTGAACGGCCTGATTAGGGAACGGTGCATTCGGGCAAGGTCCTTGTCCTCAACCTGCTCTGTCTTCTTTCGCAGAGCGGCGATGAGCGTGTCACCGGGCATCACTTGAACACCTGGCTTGATCAGACCATCGGCGTCTAGCTTGGCGGCCTGCTCTCGAGTCAGGGCATTGGGGACGTACGCCTGGAACTTCTCCTTGCTCAGGGTGAGGTTCGGATCGATGGCGATGCTCTTCCGGTGAAGATGCTCGCTGGCAAGACGCTGAGCCGCGGTCTCGCTGATGACGACTCCATCATCGAAGTTGTAGCCCTTGTAGGGCATGTAGCCCACCCGGAGATTGGTCCCCAAAGCTAGGGTCCCGTTCCTGGTGAAGTTGGTGTCGGCGATCGGCTGACCCCTCTTCACCTTATCTCCGACCTTCACGATGGGCTCGGAGTGCAGGAAGGACTTGTCAGCATTCAGCGGGAAGTGATCGTAGATTTGATGCTCGATCCTCTTACCTTGAGCATCCTTGACGACGATGTGGTCCTTTCCTACCCTCACGACCTCGCCGGAGATTCTGGAGGCGTGACCAGCGAAGTTGCCCACGATCTCATCAAACGTATTCTTGGCTGCCCCACTCTGAACCAGTGGGGCCTGCCGGTCGGCTAGGGGGATGGCCTGCTCCATGTGCCGGCCGGCCATCGTGCTCCGATTCGGGTGGTCGGCAGCCATGAAAGGGATGAGGTTCGAGGCAATGGAAAACATCTGGAGAGGATCACGCATCACGTACTGCGCGTCTTTCAAGTTCCCCTCCACTATCTCGTTCCCCGGCGCGCTGATCTTCACCTTCCCAGTAGCTGTCGGCTTGCCATTCTTCCACTGAACCTGGTCGGGGAGAACGAAACTGGACGCCATCGCTTTCTCAGGATTGACGTCCTCCATTTTACCCGTCTTGAGGTTGCGCATCTTGACTACGACGTCGTGGCCTCGCTTCTTCACCCCCATCGGAAGGCGTAGCGTCACACCCGTGGCTTGGCCCTCGGGTGTATGGATGGGATCAAGGAAGCCAAGGTGCGATGGGTCAATCAACTTGGCCTCTTCCGAGATTCCGTGTCCACTCTTGATGCCACCCTCCCCCATGATGGTCGTCTTCATCTGGGCGGAGAGCATCTCCAGAGGGTTGGTCTGGTCTGGGATGTTCGCCAGCGTCGTGTAGTACATCGTCCGGACAGGCTTCTGGAAGACGTCAGGTCCGATAATCTCTCGGACCTTCTTCTTGCGATCCAGACTGTTCTGGATTCGCTGCATGATCCTCCGTGACTGATCTTGAATCCGCTCGGACATGAAGTCCTCGACCGAGTGCAGATTCTTGAACATGAGCGCGTCACGAGAGTCCGGCTGGGCCTTACCCTGGGAGACGTGCAGGAGCTTGGTCGCTGCATCCAGAAGCACCGGGCCGGTGACCTTGGTGTACTCCTTGCCCAACGTGAGGCGCGTGGTCTCCGGGAGAAGGCGCGTCCCATCCAGGGTCTCGCGAAGAT